GAAGTAATGGAGTTCAACGCCGAAAGACGCAGATGGGGTTGGTCCAAGGATGAAAGACAGCTCGTTGGGGTCATTGGTTTGGGTCCCGAACAGTGCGTAGTATTTGGGCAAGCCTGTCGCATTTGGCGTAGGGTACGCCTGCCGGATGAAGTTCACATCCTTGTTGAGCAGGTACTCGTACGCGCCCGTAGCGTCAATGACCGCGAGGGAATATGGGGCCAAGAAGTCGTTGGGGCAGGCCAAGTATTTGTTGTTGACCGTTGTCGTGCCCGTGACGTTCTTGCGCAAAGAGGGGAACTGCACCGAGTTGTAAACGCGCTGCTCAGTCTGCTGCACGAAGACAGGTACTTCCGCCTCAAAAGAAGCGTCCTGATTCTCCGTGTAGGCGATGATCGCCGCTTTAAGCTGGGTGTAGTTCATGCTCTACCTTATGCCATCGGGCCTCGGGCCATCACGCCTTTGGTAGCCGCGCCCGTGCCACGGATTTTAATGCCCGAGGTTTTGGTTGGCTTGTACTCGTTGCTGTGATGATAAAGCTGACTGCTGCTGCCTCAAGCTCCATCTCCATCGTGTTGTTCGTTCCGTCATAGAAGAACTGCGTGTCGTTAGACGTACCAAACCGGAGGACCTCGCTGTCGGCCACGTCAATTGCGGATCGCACGGTCAAGGTACTGTCCACAGTCAAGCTGGTAAACTGCCCGTTTGACCATGTGTTTGCGGCATCGCCTATTACGCCCGTATTGTCTGCGGCGGGGAAGATGCTTGTTGATGCAACGATGGTGGTGGCGTTGACTGTTCCACCTGACTGGTTGGTGGCGGTTGTTGCAGTGGTAGCGGTCGTGGCGTTACCAGACAAGGTCGCCGTGATTGTGCCTGCGGAAAAGTTGCCAGAGGCGTCACGAGCCACCACTTTGGAAGCGGTGTTGGCATCCGTTGCGTCAACTGTCCATGTCTGTGCGCCAGAGCCGTTATAGGCCGTACCTGTTAGGTATGTGCCAGCGGTCAAGCTGTTGAGGTTGGACCCCAATGCCACGCCAGAAATAGTTCCCGCTACATACGCAAACGCGGAGCCGTTCCAGCTCAGGACTTGCCCGGATGCCGTAGGAGCCACGACAAACGATGTTGCCCCGGAGCCTGTGTTGAACACGATGCGGTTGGCCGCGCCACCTGCCACGTTGGTAGCCGAGGTTGCGTTACCGGAAAGAGCCGCTGTCACGGTGCCCGCAGAGAAGTTGCCCGAAGCATCCCGCGCCACAACCTTGGAAGCTGTGTTGGCATCTGTGGCGTCCACGGCAAACGTACGAGCAGCAGAGCCGTTGTATGTGCCACCGCTGGTCAGGAAAGTGCCAGCAGTCAGTGCGTTGGCTACAGAACCAGCTTGACCTGTGATGTTGCCCGACACAGCGGAGCCGTTGATGGCAATGGCTGTGTTGGTGACGCTTGTGACTTGCCCCTGCGCGTTCGTGACAAACACCGGAACCTGTGAGGCCGAGCCGTATGTGCCCGCAGTGCCTGTGTTGGTGATGCTGAACTGAGTGCCAGAAAGCGTCAGGCCGGTGCCCGCGCTGTAAATCTGCGCAGAAGAAACTTGCGCAAACGTGATGTTGGTTGTGCCAAACGTAATCGTTCCGACGGTGTTGCAGGTATATGTCTCGCCCGCGCCTGTTGTGCCTTCTTGAACGAAAAAGGTTGAACCCTCACTCAGTGTGTCAGGGCCAGTAAACCCAAAGGTGTCCGCATCATCTGAACGGGTCAAGACCCAGTTGGTTGCGCCAGAACCAATGCTGGTAACGACATACACGCCGTTTTGCGTTTGGTTGGTCTGTTCGTACACCAGCACACGGTCGGCCACCACCATAGTGATGCCGTCAATCACCAAGGCAGCTTGAGTGCCAGCGTTTGTCAGTGTGGCCCCAACTCCAGACGTGCCGTTGTTGTACGTTGCATTCAGGTTGATTGGAGACTCAACTCGGACAGGCTCATGGAAGTGGATGCCGCTTGCTACCAGCGTGTCCACGTAGGTCTTGTTGACGATATCAGTTGCCGCTGAAGGTGTAGTGGAGACTGTGCCCGTCGTCAGCGCAGCGGAAGTGGCTGTGATGGCCCCAAACGATAACTGCGCCACAATGCCAGCGGCGTCCAGATAAACAGACTTGCTTGACGGGTAGGTACAGAAGACATCCTTGCTTCCTGCTGCAAAAGAGACCGCTGCGCCCCCAGTACTGGAAGACAAGATCGTGGTGCGGGACAGCGTGGTGCCCGAGGTGGTGTATGTACCAATGCCAACTTCCCAGTCCCCCGTGGTGTTGTCAACGATGGCGTAATACGTGGTGTTGCCGTCACCCACGACGGAAAAAGACTGAAAGCCCGCAGCCGCACCGGCCAGTGTTACTGTGCCCGTGCCTGTCGTGGTGGTGGTTTCCTTAACCCGGTCTTTGAGTACTAAAGCCATTTTTGATCCTTACGACGGCAGGTTGTTCCAACCGGGGTTTTGTGTGTCATTGACCGCTTGCCAGTCTACACCTTGCTCGTTATCGACATTTTGCCAGTTCGGGTTCTGGGTGTCATCCACAACAGCCCAGACCAGCGCCCCGCCGATAGAGATAAAGAGTTGCACGCCAGTCACAGGGACGTTGGCAGTGCGAATTACAGACAAAAGGTCAGCGGTGGTAGCACTCTCCGACATGACACCAATGACCTGAACCTGCGCAGTCTGTGCGTCAGTTGCCGTAGCAGACTCAGCAACCGTCACAAAGAATCCACGGGCAGCATCCACAGCATCCGAAGCGGTTGCAAGTTCTGCAATTGCGGCAAGTACAGCGGAAGAGGCGGTAGCCGCATCATTACCTTGAGCCGCTTCGGAGATTGCCGCAAGAGCCGCCAATTGGCTGGAGAACACTGCTGTAGCATTTGCCTGCTCCGCAAGAGCCGCCAAAAAACTAGCAGCGGCGGAGGGTGCGTCAGTGGCTGTCGCGGTCTCAGAGATTGCAGCGTTGTAAATTGTGGCCCCGGCAAATTCTTCGGAGAAAACAAACGCCGTTTCACTGATGGACGCAATTGCTGCTATCAGGGCAGAAACCACATCACTGGAAGATGCGCCTTCGGCTATTGCGGCAAACACCGCCGACAAGGCGCTTGGGGCATCAAGAGCTATGGCGGACTCCAAAATGTTTGAGTTCACATCAGCGCGTGCTGTCGCCGTTTCAGTGCCCGTAGCTGTTTCGCTCTGCGTTGCCAACAGAGCGGCGATGACCGCTTGCGTTTCTGCGGCTGCTGCCGCTTCGTCTACAAGCCCGCCCCGGTTGGTGATCGTGTCCGACGAGTCTGTTGCTGTTGCCGAGTCCGCCAAAGTGGCGAACACCGCTTTGCCTCCTAGAGAAGCAAAGGGGGCTTGAGCAAAAGTAACATCACCGAACACCGCACGACCTTATCAGGCAGCGTCGAGCGAGAACTGATAGGTAACGCTCAGGGTGTCGCCGCTGTCCACGATCTTGTCGCCGCCAGTGAAGTCACCTGCAGAGAACAAGATGCCCGAAGTGCCAGAGTCCACGCTGCACAGAAACGCACCAGCGATGGTCTGTGCATTGGCGTTCATGGTAAACGTCGAAGGCGATGCGGAGTTGGTGATCACCGATGGGTCGGCTGTTGTGGCCGTACCGAACGTCACAGCCTTGCGGTTGCCTGTGTAGTTGGTGTTCTCAGTCCACGCCTTGGAAGCCAGCGTGTCGGCTGCAGCAAACGTGGTGCCAGAGCCGGGGCCGGTGACCAGACCCAAGAACCAAGCTGCGGTGTAACCAGAGCCCGAGAAGTACTTGGAGTTCATGTCCTGCAAGCCTTGGTTGACCACCAAGTTGTGGAACGTATCGGCCCACTTCAGGTTGCCCGCAGCATCGCGGCACTCGACGGAGTAAACGCCACCAGCACGAGCGCTATCGGCTCCGGTGGGGCGCATGATTGACGAAGCTGTCACAACGTCTTGGGCTTTGCTTTGTTCAGTGCTCATGATGGGTCCTTACGAAATACGCACAATGGCGCTGTTGGCATCGGGGGTTGGGAAAATAATCTGGAAGGTGTCGTTGTTGACAGTCTTGTCTGCACCAAAGTCCAGCACCGCTACAGACTTGTTGCCTTCGGTTTCGTTGTAAATCAACGCGCCGCGAGCCGTGAAAGTAGCGTTTGCCCAGCTTGAATTGGAAAACGAAAAGAACGCAGTGGGGGTGCCGCTGAAGTTGTTGGCTGCAACAGGCGTCGCGCTGATCGTCAGCGTGTTGCCGCCCGCCACGTAGCCAGCGCCAACAACTTCGCCCGCCGTGGTGTACACCGCAGTGGCTGCGTCCAAATTGGCAGCGGCTGTGTACAGCGCGATCTTGAACGTGTCAGGCGATGTGGGGCCAAAGTTGTGGATGCCTTGCGGCAACTCCACTTTGAAGCTGGTTGTTGCGGTTTGTGCGATGGTCATATCAGGTCACTTTCTGGCGGAATTGGCCAGAGCGGTAAGCATCCTGCCGCTCCATACCGTCGCCCAGACGTTTGGCCAACGCAAGCGCTTCCATGAACTTCTGGTTGTACAGGGTGAGCATATCCTGCTCGCCCTTCATGTACGTGTACGCCTCAATCAGCGAACCATACAAAAGCACAGAGTCGAAATTGTCACCAAGCCACGAAGTACCTGCGTCAACAATCGACTCAGGGTAGTAGAAGTAATGGAGTTCAACTCCAAAAGACGCAGAGGGGGTTGGCCCAAGGATGAAGGACAGCTCGTTGGGGTCATTTGTTTGGGTCCCAAATAGTGCGTAGTACTTCGGCAAACCGGTGGCGTTGGGGGTGGGGTACGCCTGCCGGATGAAGTTCACGTCCTTGTTGAGTAGGTACTCGTACGCGCCTGTAGCGTCAATCACGGCAAGGGAGTACGGAGCCAAGAAGTCGTTTGGGCAAGCCAGATACTTGTTGTTCAGCGTCGTCGTCCCTGTGACGTTCTTGCGCAAAGAGGGGAACTGCACCGAGTTGTAAACGCGTTGCTCAGTCTGCTGCACGAACACAGGCACCTCGGCCTCAAAGGCCGCGTCCTGATTCTCCGTGTAGGCGATGATTGCCGCCTTCAACTGGGTGTAGTTCATTCAGACCTCACGCCATCGGGCCACGGGCCATCACGCCCTTGGTAGCGCAGCCTGTGCCACGGATTTTGATGCCAGAGGTTTTGGTTGGCTTGTAGTCGTTGCTGTGGTTTGTGCCCACAGAGACGTTCATCTCGCGCATGTACTTCTTGTTGTCCGTATCGGGCAACACCGCTTGCGTAGCAGCGGGTTTGGGGGAGCGGTACGTTGCCATATCAGGCTCCTTTACGGCCGGGGGATTTTTGGTTGGCAATCTTGGCCAAACCACGACCCATCTTCAGCATGTCGCTGTTGGTCTTGCCACCAGCGCGAAGTTTGGTCATCGGCTTGCCGGGATGCAAGGCTTTCTCGTGCGCATGCACAGCTTTAGCT